CCTCCCATGCTTTATTGTGGGCATTGATCGCCTTCTGACGCTCGGCAGGATCTTCAGGAAGTTCTGATTCGTCCAATTCTGGTGGCGGCAACTCCAGCATGTTCACTGGTTCCCCGCCAGGGCCGGGGATCAGGTATGAGGCATTCTTGATCTGCTCTATCCATTCCTCTTTCTGGTATTTGAAATACGCTTGCCCAAATCCTCCAACAGATTTTGTCACCGTATTCATGCCACCGATTAGGGATTGCAACTCAGGCATCTGGTCTATCACATGAGCTTCAGCAACGGTGTACCCAGTGTTTACAGGAGCAGGCATCTGAGAAGGGGCAGATGTAATTACAGCAGCAGGATCAGGTTGATCAGAAGATCCAGTGAAAGCCTTTCGTATCGCTTCAGTTGTTGATGTTGCCATGATTTAAGCTGTTGCCGTCCCTCCAAAGGAACCATAGTTGGTTATGTTGTCGGCCATCACCACTGGAGCTGAAGCTTTAGGGGTCTTCTTTGCGCCAAAGCCTCCCTGTAGCCAATCCTTTCCACCGATATTGGTTGCATGACCTAAACCCGCACCAGCTGTGGTGAGCAACGCTCCACCAAGGCCAGGTGCTTGCTGATATTTAGGCATCGCTCTTTCCTGCTCTCCGATAGACTGAGATCGGTAGCCTTCAGACATCCGTTGATACTGCTGACTGCTTGTGACCAGACCATAGCCTACATTTGTCTTGCTCATTTCCCAGTTGAATCCGATAGCCTGCTCCAACGCCTGGATGCTGTGGCTGGCTGCCTTTATGCCTGCGGAAGCGGAAGCGACTTTGGATTCAGCTAACGCTGCCTCATGTTGTCGATCTCTTACGAACTGCTCCTGGGCAGCTACTCGGTTTTCCACGAGTTCCCTGGAGCTGATGGCTTCGTACTTGTTTCTCAGGTTGGCGTTGGATACCTCCTGCTGGCGGGTGAACCTCTCGGTTGCTGCCTTGTTCTGTGCTTCAGCCATGCTCTTCTGTGCTTGCTGCTGGAACACCGCTGTAGCTCCAGACATAAGGGTCATACCTGCCACCATGCCGACTTGAGCTACGGTCATTCCAGCGAATAAGGTTCCTGCGGTAGTTCCTGCGGTAGTTGCTCCTATGAGCAAAGGCGCAGCAAGCAGTGGTAAGCACATATCAAAGTATCCTTATGAATTCATAAAATGGTCGCTCTTGAACACCCATGTGTTCATGGCGTTTTACAAAGGTGAACCCAATCCACCTCAGCCATTTAATGTGTGTTTTGTTCCTCTCATCTACAACATTAGCCAAGACCTTGAAAGGCTGGCCCAATGCAGGTATCCACATCCTGCTCTGACGCAGAAAGGTGTTTCGTATATCTACGATGCGGTTGCTGCCCAGCAGCCAGATGTATCCCACCCATGGGATATTCACATCACGAGTACAACCCATCATCGCTATAGGGTGGTCCTGGGTGTCCACAATCGTGAAAGGGATCACAGAAGCGTCAGCAGCCGCCTGAAGGGCTACAAGGTGATCGATGCCTGCTAGGGCATCTATCTCGTTCCTGTCCGCTGTGCGGAGCCTGGGGGCAAGCCAGGAGGCATCAGTAGGCTGTGTTGGTCTGACGCAAGCTCTGATCATCCAATTCGTCTAGCCCTGGGGTTGAAGCTTGACTCGTACTCAAGGCCAAGTATAGCTGAGGGCATCGGGGTATCGTTGATGATCTTAATAGTGGATTGATCATTCCTGCTGTAGATTGGGAATTTTAGCTTGCCGTCCGTAGTTCCTCTTCCTCCGACTGCGGAGGTGGCTCCCAATATGCCGCCATTGAAGATTGTGGTTCTGGTGGTACGGTACGCAGGAGTCACCTCTACTCGGAGGTAATCAGTTTGGTTAAAGAGCAGATGCCCATACATCAGTTGATAGCGACCAGTAGCGTAAATGGGCGATCCTGGCTGGGGCTTGATGTAGGGTTTCGATAGTTCCACCGACATCTCGTACTGGAGGCCAATGAAGACTTCATCTGTAGTGTGGTCACCCGAAACTAGAATCGTGTTGCTGGTGGTGGCACTGGAGTTGACTACGGTGAGCTGGCTCCCTACCGGGAGATCCAGCGTAGGACTTTTGCGAATCATCACCTGGTATTCGCCCTCGTTTCGGACATAAGGCAAGGTGAATGTAGTCTCACCAGAGGCGTAAGCCACAGAAACACAACTCGCTTCGGTAACTCTTCGATCCAGATGGCAAACAAACCCAATACTGGTTCCGCTGGAGTCCTCGTCAGTGATCCCCGGCTCAATAGTCATCTTCTCTAGGAATAGCTCGTAGTTGTTGGTGCTGGAGTTCTGGTACTGAACCAGAAGCATAAGATCAGTGTCTACCCAGTTGATGTCCTTGATCACCGCTCCTGGGCTGAGGTCGTATTTGCTCCATGAGCTTTGTACTTTGTCCTTATCACCTGTGAGGTACTTGTAGATGTATATCGTTCCAGCCGAATCCGCACCATCAGATAGCACCGCCAGGATGTTGTCATGCGATGAACCAGCCATCTTGGTCACATTCCCCTCGATGTACGATGGAACATGTGCGGTGATATCCAACGCATCCATCAGCTCATCCTTGATGACCTGGTAGTACTCTCGGATTGTGGAGAATGCGTTCTTCTTCTGAGCGAAGAACATGCTCTTTCCTGTCGGCACAGGTCGAACAGTTAATGAGTTCTCAAACTCAGACATGTAATGTATGGAGGTGGTGGTAGGGGTTAGGTTGTTATCAGCCTTGAGCTGGAACTGTGACTTGTCGGAGAACAGGAACAATGAATCAGAGAATGGCACAGCATGGTTGACCTTACTCACAGATGTGTGGGCAATCCCTACATCAATGGGGTCGCTATCCAGCAGCTGCGTGATCGTTGTTCTCCAGAAGTTATCGTATTCTGCTGACTCACTGAAGATGACATTATCGTCAGCCAGGAAACCCAGCCTATTGTTGTAGAAGAAGATCTCCCTGATGGTGTTTCCTTCTCCTGCGGCACTGTTGACGAATGAAGGTGTGGGATTGGTTCCATCATCGCCAACGATCTTATCTGTCCATGTGGATGGGGCATATTCAAAATAAGGGGTATAGCCTGGCTCCGCACCCACCTTCCGTATCAACTTGTGGGGCATGGTGGCATCGTCGAACTTGTACTCGATCTCAGGTGCTATTGTTTCTGTCCAGACACCTTCGGCAAAAGCTTCATAGTCTGCTGCAACTGCGGGTACAGGGTCACCATCAGCTGTTGCCTTAGCCTGCCTATCGGGTCGATATGCCTCGTCATTACTGTTGGCCTGGTCTACACCAAACCTGACATAGTAGTTATCGTCTGTGCCTCCCTCCTCGTCACCTACGACCTCAACCTCAAAGCCATCAGGGGCTTTCTTTGGGAGATCGCCAAGCTGTTGCACGCTATCTTTGATCACGGTTAACGAGTCATCACCGTTGTCATCTACAACTGATATATCGAAATCAGCTCCATCCTCTCGGTATATGTGAAGTATTGGCCCCGCCTGGCGAACAACCCACTGGTCATAGTTGCCAGCTGCCGATTTTGGTTCAGAGCCATCCGTATATGGAGTGCCATCACCGTTTAACCCTTGACCACCGTTGTTACTGTCGGTATCCAGCTCCCCACCTGTTCCTGAAGGTGTTTTTGAAGCAGCGGGGGTAGCTAATACCCTTGTGGATACGACATGCATATCCAGCTGAGCATCTGATGTTGAATCGCCTAGTGATGGGAAGTTGTGATTCGCAGCCATCGTGTCTGTGTCTATACCCGCCAGGAGGATATACATCTTCTCGGCCAGCCATCCTTGAGATTGCGCTGCCTTTTTGCACTCGTTTTCTGTATTCTCAGCAGTGGGAACATTAGATGAGCGAGATCTCCACTGGAAAACTTTCTCCTCAATCCTAACCTTGTAGTTGTGGGCATGGTTGTACTTCCAGAATACGATCATCGCCTCGTTCTGCCTCGCTGGCGTAACAGAGGCAGACATCAGCGGTTCCTTGGCTGTGTTCACAAGCCAGGTGTGGTCTACAACCGTGACTGCTTTGAGGTCATCTGAGGGAACCGTGTTGATTGTGCTGGCCCCATTAGCGTCAAGCTTCTCACCTAGATAGGTCAGATCACTGGAGGTGGCTACTGCCCCTCCAGGCAGCTTGATGTCAAGCTCTGTTCCATCCATCTGGAAAGCTTTAAGCACTGTGTCATCTCCATCCTTGTATGCGATGATCTGGTATCTCTCCGTAGCATCCCGATTGATAGTGTGGGTGAATGCGGAGGAGAATGGAGTAGAGCTGGCGTTGGAATCGATTCCCGCCGCAATACACTGTGATGGGTGACGCTTTGTCAGACCTTGAGACACAGAGGAATAAGCGTTCTTCTGTGCTTCTACCTGGCTGGGGAATCGTAGGGTCGCTGGTTGCTGTGATACACCGTTTACCAGTGAACTCACAGGGGACGAAAGAAGTGCCATTAAAATATCGACCTGACATGAGATGGCCCACGCTCCAATGTGTGGGAGACATGGTGATGATCAAAGATTGTGAGATCGGCATTATCGGATTCAAACTCACGCAATGTTGCCAAAGATCTCATCTCATCTTGAGCTGTGTAGTTGTGATGCGGAGCTGATCCAAGGGTGCGGTCACCAAAGACTCGTGCTGCCTTGATCATGGCGTACCTGCGAGCAGTCTCGGGTAGGTCTGACCAATCCAGCATGAAGATAATGTCGATGTTCTTCAGGTTCGATGTGAACACAAATGTGTTGTTCTTCTTGTCGTACAGGTAATCACCTCGTTGGATGATATCGACATCAGAGTTCTGCCACCCAACGCTATCAACCCTCACAGTGTTGGACGGCAATGGAACCTTGTTGTTCTCATCTCGGATCAGTTCCCAATCGTAATGGGAATTGAAATGCCATCCTTCAGCCTGAAATTCTTTTGTTGTTTCATCCAATATCGACTCTGCCATGACGGCATCAGCTGGGCCTTGTTCACCCAATTGATTTACCGGGCTTTCACCTATGGCATTTAGCATGGTGTTCACAGCTTCCAGCTTGGAGGTTAATCCATACGGCATAAACACCACCTTGTATTTGTATTTTTATATTACGTCATATCAACGTATATCGTGACATAAAACCCCCACCCCGGCCAGCTGTAGCCGACCGGGGTGAGAGTGAAACAAGAACGCTCAAAGAGCTTTACGCAGCCTTCGATAGCTCAACAGCAGCCTCGGGGCGAAGTACGCCATGTCCCATTGAATAGGAGCAAACGAGGAGTGAGCCTAAGTGGCTAAGAAGAAATTCTGAACGTACTGACAAATCCATCATCTTGACAGTTCCGATAGCAGACTTATGGAACGCCATGCCAACCAAGTCAGCATTGTTGCCAAGGTAACCACCCTGGTCAGACGTAGTTCCATACACATCGTTTCCAGTGGAACCAACGTGTGGAGTCTTTCGGCCCAGCTCTTCATTGCCATCTAAATCAGCCTGGGCTGGGAGATTGTTGCTCTTGAAGATGTCAAAGCCGTAAGCCTTGAGAACCTTACCAGTAGCAACATCACCGTTGGCAGACGCAACATCACGATCAACGAGATGCGCACGCTGGGACGAAGAAGCCCCAATATCGTTGAGAAGAAGCCAGAACTGTGCAGGTTTCAAAATCAAACTGCGATCAGATTCTGGGATATTATTCTCGTCAAGCTTTTGTGCCGCACCAGCGATGCTGTCCAGAAGTTTATCTGAATCAGACTCGATAGTTGCACCACCATTCACAGACCCACCAGTGGGGCCGCCAGTGATATTTGCACCAGAACGAGAAGCTGCAACCAGGGTGTTGAGACAATTGATGTCGAACTGCTTGCTCAACTCCAATCCGATTTCTCGACTATAGCCCGACCTGGCATCCCAGTGTGCAAGCTTTTCGTCAAGCTGATCGACAAAGGTCGAACTCACCAACTGCTTGTCGATGTAAATCGTCTTCTCGGTGTTGGCAATCGAGTCAGCATACTTGTCAGCGTGGGCAGCATCGTTGGCTTCATTGCCAAGAGCATTACCAACATTAGCTGCATCAAGCAAGCTTTCCCCTGGAACGTGAAACCGACTCTTCGCCGCCCCGGTAATTATAAATTGGGCTGCTTTGCCCGAAGTAATGGTACGAATCGTATGCAGGCCACGCATCACCGTATTAGCGGCAAAGGTGCTAAGCACCTCACCACTGAACACCTTTAAGAGGAGTTCGGTGACATCAGCACCTACAAGTTGATTCCTACCCGGCCTTGAAACTGTAG